TGATCGAGAAACAAAACCCACTCATGCGGTGACTCGCGCATGATTCGATTGTAGTCCGCGCCGATTTTCCCGCCCGGCTCATAGGCAATGCGTACGTCAATTTTTGGATCTGTCAACGGTGTTGCCGCTTCCTGTTTTTCGGGCCGTGCTTGTGTAGTAGTCAATCCCAATAACGTCAATAGCTCGCGCGAGTCTCGCCGCGCGGTGAATGCTTGCCGGTCCTGTTTGGCTTCAGGGCGATCGATACCCCCGACACCATCCGGGGCAATCTTGAGCAATCGCCGTCGTATCGTTGCGAAAGCGCCATCATCCGTCACGGCATAAAACGCGTGCCACATGTTTTCTTGCTGCTCGCGCTTGGACAATCTCAGGTAGCCCTCCGGCCGTGGCTTGCCCCGCCTGAATTCGTGCCCAAGCACAACAAAGCCAGCCAGGATTACAGGCACATTGGCCATGAAGGCGCGCAAGGCAATACCGCGCTCTTGTGATCCGTGCAAGCCATAGAAATTGTTCACGCCGCCAATGGCTTTCAGCGTCTCGCGACTTGCAGCAAAGCCAACGCCCACCATCGGGATTGCCTTGCCGTTGTGGTCTTGCCTGTACCCGCACGGCGCAACGGCGTATTGCTTTTTGTCAAAACCAATGGCGGTATGATTGGGAATCATGTCGTACCCGGTAACAACTTGTGTTGTCCAATCGGCCGCGTAATCAATGTTGCGGATCACCGGTGTAACGATGCCGACTTTCGCGCGCGCCATGTCCGCCAGAACGACTAGCAATCCCTCGAGTACGCACATGTGCGCGTCGCAGAAAATCAGCACGTCACCGCTTGCGGCTTCAATCGCCTGAAGCTTGCACTTGCCGCAACCTTCGCGCTCAACGTTGCGAATGACAGTCACGTTATCGCCAAGGTCGTTACAGCATCCGTCAGTAACGCCATCGGCAATCACGATAAATTCATGCGGCGTGTCGCCCAGGTTGGCGCGGAACGAATCCAACGTAGCCCGAACGCGCGGCCCCTCGTTATGCGTGTTGATGCAGATGGAGATAAGCTGTTGCATTAGCGCCACCGCCTTACTTTTTCGGACACTTCACACCAGCAGCCTGACGCTTACCTGATCCGCCCGATCGTCTTTCATAACTTTCCTTGTGCGGCCCTGTGCCGTCACGATTGCCCCGCGTTGTCTTGCTCATGCGAACGCCCTTTCAACAAAAGAAAGCCGGTATTGAATGCTAAACAACTATTATAGTACGGCGGTTCAACGGGCGCTAGAGTCGTTTATAATCAGCGCCTTCTTTCCGATACCCCAGCAGTCGCGCTCGCGTATCCACGCACGATCAACCTGCAGCCCGGCGAATTGCATCAGAACGGTCATACCATCGGGCAGAATGCGCCAACAATCAAGCGGGTATTTGTGTTCGCTCCATTTCCACGGCGCTGTCCAGACAGCAACGCCACCAGGCTTGAGCATCCGCGCCATCTCCTGCGCAAGCATCCACGGCATTTCCACATGCTCAAGACACTGCCCGGAGATCACTACGTCATATTCACCGCCCGCGCCCTGAATCCGATACGGCGTCAGTTGCACCAAATCCACGTTGGCCCCAGCCGCAATATCACACCCGGTATAATTCCATTCGGGGCGGACGTGTTCACGGTAAGTATGCGGAAATTCCGAATTTACCGACATGCTACCCACGTCCAGCACGCGCAACGCGCGGCCGTCCTGCGGCAATGCTTCAAGCACCTTGCGCATTTCGTCGTATGAGCTACTGTGCATCGGGTGGCCTCCTGTAATTCGACTTCGCTTGGCAGGTACGGCCTTTGCGCTTTTGTCGCGCGGCGTGGCTGTAGTCAACGCGGCCTTGCGTGATGTGTGTGGCAAATGAATTGCGGCCACGCCCGGCATGTGGCAGAAAATACTTCGCGCCTTCTGCCTGAGTTGAACGCAAAGATGTTTATCCACGTCCATCAGTTGCGGCAGTGCGGACCAATTCGCCGTGCGCAGGTCAGCCGTGCGCCAGATAGACGCGCAGAATGATACGTGCTTCGGCGATTTGAGCAGCGCGGGGTTTTCATCCCAGGGGTGTGATCGCGGGAAATCGCCAAGCGTCGGAAATTCGCGCGCGCCGAATTCGTCCACCATCTCCAACCCCAGGCCGGTCAAGCGCGGATTACTCGCCCTGAGTGTCGCTAGCGCCTTGTCAACCGTGTTGGGCTGTAAAATCACGTCTGATTCCACCGTCCAGACATAGGGCGTGCGGACAATATCCAACGCGCGTTTCAATAGTTGCCTCATGCGCGGCGGCCGGCCGGCAGTCTCGCGCACAATCTCAAATCCTAATCCCTGCACCTTGCGCGCAAAAGCATCAGACGCCAGGTCTATGCCTGCAATGTGTTGGGCGTTTGGCAATTCGCGCTTGACAGCCTGCAGGCATCTAAGCGTAATTGCCTCGCTGTGCGCGTTCGGCGCATAGATGCAAGTGACACTTGCCACATCCGGTGGCGCGGCCAATGCGTTCAATCCCATTTCAGCGCGCACACAGTTGGTCACACTGCAAAACCGCTTAGGCACATCCTCGATGTAGCATTCATTTCTAAGCCACCAGCGCAGATACCGATTGCGCCCGGCCTCGTCCACCGTTGGCGCGAGCGTGCCGATATCCTCCCAACTTTGGGCCTCGGTAAAAATACCCCGCCCGGCGAACCACGACCGGCCCGTCGCCAGCACCGGCAACCCGGCCAGAACAAATTCATTGGTGATGGACGAACACACCAGCAGATTATATTTCGCATGAACAGCCAGCCGCGCATTTAGATTGTCAATTTGCTTATCGTGGGGAATCAAATCAAGTTCAGGCGGCCAAGCCGTATTTTTTTCAACCGGCGATGATTTGAAAACAGCCCGCTCTCCGGCCTCAGATAATCGGCGGTTGATTTCACGGCACCAGTCCGGCCACTGTGCCTTGTCACCAATTTTCAGGCGAGATAGCGTGGGCGAGAATTGCGTCCAGACGGCCACATAGCCCGGCTCGCGCAGCGGAGGCTGGGCTTTTGCGGTCTCATAGACGCCCAGCACCTTCTGACGGTATCTCTGAATGCGCGGGTCCAACGCGGCCCAGGCGATGGGCGCGCCGCTCATGGCGTCCCATTGTTTGCCGATAAGCCCCACCCCGTCGCGATCATAGCGGTCAATCAAGTAGGTATGATAATGGTCCAGATAGCCGAAGTCCGCGCACAGCGGCGCAATGCCCTCGCGATAGGACCACGCCATCAGCGCCCGTGTCTTTTTGGTGACGAACAGGCAGCCGTGTTCTTCCCAGCAAACCCACGCGGACGGCTTGCCGTGCTCCTTGCACCAGTTCGGAACGCCCAGATGCGGCTTGCGTCCGTCCTCGGTCATGGTTTCAACGCGCCAGCCGGACGATTCAAGGCGCTCGGTAAACCGCTTGCTGTGCCGGTTGCGGTGGCCTGAGCGAACAACAATCAACAGGACATGCGCGGTTGTCTTTCCGCGCACCGGCGCGCATGTAGCACAGCGTGGGCGGGGCAGCGTTGCAACGTCAGCAGGTTGTAGTTTGTCCACCCAATTCATTAGGTTGTCTCCCGTTTAGTCAGATAGCCTTTCAACAGAGCCGTCGCCTGGGCTGTTGCTACAGGGTCGTTGATTGCACCGGATAGCCGAACGAGTGGCGATGTTCGCGCAATATGCGCGACGCACGCGGCGTGAATTTCCGAATCAATGCCGTCGGTTTGTTTGGACGAGGGCAGCGCGAGACGCTTGCGCGTGGCCTCGGCAGTGGTGGGCTCCATGCCGCGCGCGGCGGCCTGAATCAGCACGTCCTTGATCGTGCGCTTGCGCGTGGCGTCCTTTGTGTCGATCGAATCAAAGAACGCCTCGGCCTTCGAGAAGTCGCCCCGGCAGTGGCGGAGCATGTTGACCATGCGCTTGTCCTTCTCCGCGCCGTCGTCGAAACGCTGATAGTCCGTACCCTTTGCTTGCAGGTGTTCACGAATTGCGGGCAGGTCTTTCTCGTCAACGGTGATGAGCAGTTTGCTACACACGAGGTCACCGTTGCTGTTTGTTTTATCAAACGGCGCGCCAAAGTGTCCCTCAACTCGAACACCACGCGGTTTGTCCGGCTCAAACGCGCGGGTTACGCCATCAGCAACCTCATCAGCCGTTGGCGTCCGCATTCTCACCGGCACCCAAATATCAATTGTCATAGTTACTCCGTTGCCATTGAAAAATCATCAATCCAAAGTGTTCCTGCTGAGTTCGACCCGCACTCTGCGGTGAACCGCAGTCCTGTGTGTCCGGTCACGTCGCTATCACTGGCATTTAGCCCGTCGTAGCTCAGAGAACTGCCGTCTGCCTGCATGGTTTTTGTTCCAGTTGTTGGCGAAGCGTCGGATGACAAGGTGACGGTAGAGCCGCCATACCGTTTCCGAATAGCGCTCTCTGTGGCGGTGCGCTGGTTTTGCCAACCGGAGTAATACTCGCTGCCGTCGGCCTTGCGCCGCACAAACTGATTGACAACATATCCGCCATCCAGATCGCCTGTGTAGCCAAACGTCAGGCGGTTATAGTGATCATCCGTGCAAGCCTCAGCGTTGAGCAACATCGTTATAGCCGACGGGCTGCCGTCACCTGTTATCTCTATTCGGTTGTTATTCAGCCCGCCAGTTGTGCCGCCCTGTGTCCATGCCGACAAGTCGCCGCTGAAGTCGTCCGTGAAGGACGTGACGCACGCGCTGCTTTCGCTCGGGCTGTTGGAGTCGGACGGCGATTCACTCGGACCGTAGCCGCTTGCCGCCGGTGTTTCTCCCTGGGTATAGGAGGGCGAATCGGAGTCGGACGGCGATTCACTCGGACCGTAGCCGCTTGCCGCCGGTGTTTCTCCCTGGGTATAGGAGGGCGAATCGGAGTCAGACGGCGATTCACTCGGACCGTAGCCGCTTGCCGCCGGTGTTTCTCCCTGGGTATAGGAGGGCGAATCGGAGTCAGACGGCGATTCACTCGGCGCACACGCTATTTCACAGTCGGCCTGCGTTGCGTGTGGCCCGGACTTGTAACGGTAAACGTAGGCATAGCCATCGGTGTCGGTCAGGTCCAAGCACAGATCGAAGTCGATGATGTTCTGATGCCAGAGGCAATAATCAAATGACAGATAGGGAGCGCCGCTACATGGGTAACTGGAATAACGCTCCTCCGTAATGCAGTACCAGCCCGGAGCAAGCGCGGCGGAGGCAGAAGGCGACTGCGCCGATGCCGAAGGCGATTGTTCAGACGGCGAAGGTGACGCCGCAGACGGTGACGGTGACGCCATGGACGGCGACGGCGCCGCGCTTGACGGTGAGGCCATGGACGCCGACGGTGAAGCGTCAGACGGTGACGGCGACGCCATCGTCATGGACGGACTAGCCGGAGTTGCGCCCTCCGAATAACTGGCCGATTGTTCAGACGGTGAAGGTGACGCCGCAGACGGTGACGGTGACGCCATGGACGGCGAAGCGCCGGACGGTGACTGCTCAGACGGTGAAGGCGAAGCCGCTGAAGCCGAAGGCGAAGCCGCAGACGGCGACGGCGACGCGTCTGATGCCGATGGTGACAGAGCAGAGGCAGACGGCGACTGCTCAGACGGTGACGGCGAAGCATCCGAGGCAGACGGTGATGCATCCGAGGCAGACGGTGATGCGTCTGACGCCGACGGTGAGGCCATGGACGCCGACGGCGACGCATCAGACGGCGAAGGTGATGCCATGGTCATAGACGGGCTGGCCGGGGTGTCCCCTTCCGACCAGCTTGCCGATTGTTCAGACGGTGAAGGTGAAGCCGCAGACGGACTGGCCGATTGTTCAGAGGCAGAAGGCGAAGCGCCCGAGGCCGACGGCGACTGCTCCGACGGCGACGCCGACTGTTCGGACGGTGACGGGCTGGCCATGGACGGTGACGGACTGGCTGCAGAGGTCTTGCCGATACGGACAGCCGAATCGCCAAGCACCTGAATCACCGCGCCGGTCTTCGCGCGGAGAATGCCGTCCACTTCCTCAACCGGCACGCCTTCGCCGAAGGTGTAGTTCACCGTGTAAAAAACATTCCCGCTGGAATCCACGCTCAAAAACACAGGGCGATCTCCCCCCCGGTAGCACGAAAGCCACCAAGCCCAAAAACCCAACGGAACCATCCAGCTGTCATAACCGGCAACGCCTCCGGGCGGCGGAACATCCCAATCCGCCCCGCGCATGCCGCCATATCGTGCGTCGCTTGCAAGCGACACATTTGCTTCGAGCCGCGTGGCCCCGTGCCATCCAATAACGCGCTGGCCGGGAATATCAATTTCCAGATAAATGGCGAACGCCGCATAGGACGGCATGATGGCACTGTCAAGAACCGTCTGATTTCCACTCGCGTCAACCCGAATAAGCTCAAGAGAATATATCGCGGATGTTGGCAGCACGATGTAAGGATTGACCTGTGTCCACGTCCAGATTTCACGGTACGCAAGCGCAAAGTAGTCAGCAGATGCATCAGGGCCACGCGCGCCACCAATGACGCCGATCTCTGTGTCGTAGTTGTAGGAGAGGCTGGACACGTTAGCGCCCACGACATAATGAGAACGCGCCGCAGGCTGATCCCACACGGCAACACGCACCGTGTCAACGCCAACCGGAGATGCGTAGTTGCAACCAACAGGCGGACCAGCAGACATGCGCTGGTACCAGTCATTGCGCCTAGCTCCCCAATCAATACTGATCGGGTCGTCTGCATCGCCTTCGACCAGATATTCATATTGGCTATTATTTCGGCCATACCACAACGCTTACGCCTCTTCCACATGAATGTTTCCCGGTGACAATTCGGTCAGGGTGAATTTTGAATCCCAATGGTAGGTTTTGTACGGCCCGCTCTTTTCAGACTCATCCACGTTGTCACAGTCCAATAACTTATGGTCGCCCCGCTGCCCCGTGTAAACGGCCATAACCAGCCCTGAGCCGTCCGGTAAGCCGGTAGGCTGTTCTGCCACGGGCCATACGCCGGTGACAACCCACGCCCCCAACTCGTCTGCCATAGCGTAGTATGATCCCTGTTGCGTGCCGATCCGCGCGCCAATGGCTAGATCAGCGTAGGCGCTGCACAGTACCGGCGTATGCTCAACGCCGGCGCAACCGATAGCCAGGCCAACGCCTGTGCTTGCGGCTACGGGCTCTGCCAGCACAACGGCCATGCTGATACCCGGATATTCAGGGCGCTCGATCTGATGCAGCCCTTTGAATTCCAAGCCGGTCAATTTCGCTATGCCGAATCGCGGCGCGGCGTGTTCTGATGTGTTGAGTACACGAATGCCGCCTACCGGCATGTTGCCTGGCGTTGCGCCAGTATTGATGCCGTTACTCAACGCGCGGTTTGCCGTGTCAACAAACGCATTCCACGTTGTGGCCCTCGGGCTAAACTTCTGCCCCGCTATCACTTTATCAATTGGCATTATTCCGCTTCATCTATCCCAAGTGTCGAAAAATCGGCTGAATAGTAAACACGCTCAACGTACGCGGCCACAGGTGGCTTGATAAGTTGCGACTCGTCTGTAGATTCTGCGTATTTTATCCACAGGTATTGCCAGCCCTTTTTAGCAATCCCTGTTATGTCGCCAACGGATAACCCGGTTTTGTTTTCCTGCCCCATAAAGCGATAAGAGATTTCCCACAGATCGTCAGTATCATCACCCTGCCGCTGCCCACTTGCGCCCAGGAACAGCACCTCGCCAGCGGCATGGCCGCGAAACGTGCCGCTGTTGACGTGACTGGTTGCGACCATAATCGCGCGCTTGAATGCGTTTGTAACCGTGGCATCCCGGAAATAATGCGTTTCAGAAAACTGAAACACGGGCACATGAATATCAACCCCGGCAACGTTCTTGCCGTCAAATCCAATCGCGCCCTTTTCGTCAGGGGCGGTTTTGCCAGGCGGCGCATACCGCCCGACATTTTCAAGGCTCTGTGTTATGTGTTGCGTGCCGCCAGCGGTATCAAATGCAAATCGCGAGTCAGGGATGCTTGAGCCGGGGAATAAATACGTTGGCTTGGCATACCGCGCGATAACGCGCCATGAATCGATCGATAAGCGCTTGTCGATCTCAACGGTCTTGAGGCTCATTGTCTCGTCAGCGTATGTGGCCGGGATCAGCGCCGTGCACGCAACGCGTATTGCCGCTTCGTCAGCGGCATCGAAAACGTTGTACGGTACGTCTGCCGATTCACCAATGACTTCCGGCGCAACTTCGTACGCTTGAACAACTGTAGCCGCCATGTGAGCCTCCCGAGTTAGTCAAATGCTAAGGCGTTACGTGTGTTCGATTCAATTTTGCGTGTGTTGCTTGCCGTGGATTCGGCGGCATCGGCGGTACGCTCTGCAACACCGCTACCGATGCCAAGCCGTGACAGTGCCGCCGTGCCAAACGTGCCGCGTGCCTCAACGCCCTTCATGGCGGCATCTGTGGTAGCGCGCGGCTTCTTTGCTTTGTCCTTCAATTTATCCGCTGCGTCTTTCGCGTCAACGTCAGCTTTTTCGCGCGCGGCCTTGGAAGCATCCAACGCCCCCGCAAAGTTCTTTTGCGCCGCCGCAAGTTTCGCTTCTGACGCCAAAAGCTGTTGGTTGTATTTCTGATCGCGGCCCGCCTTCGCGGTGTCCTCGTCTTTGTTGATATCGGCTAACGTGCCTTCAAACTCTATGCCGATATTTGCCATGTCCTGCCTGTATTGCTCTGCGCTTTTTTCGCCCGCCGCTTTTCGTTTCGTCAATATCTCCGTGTTCTTCTGTTTCGTATCGGCATCGATGTTGGCCGCGCCGTATTCGTAATCAATTCTCTTGTCAAATTTGCTCATTAGCTTGAGGAACATTTTTGCAAGCGCGCTGCCGGTTTTGTTCCAGGTGGTTTTGATCCCGGCCATGAAGTCGGCCCATATCCCCGACAAAAAAGATACGGTGCTAACCCATATTGCACGCAAGCCGGCCCATGCCCCCGCCAGCGCCTTGACAGCGCCGTAAAACATGCCATACGTGATATCGGTAAACACGCGTTTGAAGGCAACCCACCATTCGGTAAGTGCATGAATACCCTTTTGCCATTCCAACTTGAGCGCCGCCCACAACACCTTCGCCGCAAGTTTGATATCGCCCGCCGCCAGGGCATCGCGTATACCGTCAAATGCACGGCACGCGGTATCACGTAAAGCCTCAAACCGCTTGCCAAACCAATCAAGCGCCTTGCCGCCCGCGCCGGAATAAATCACCGCCGCATGGCCAAGCGCCGCCAACGCCAACACTGCCAACCCGGCCGGTGTCGCGATAGCGCCCAGGATCGCCACCAGGCCAGCCCATATCGGCCCCGCGATTGAAAGCAACGCCGTTACCCCGGACACCGCCCCGCCAACCAACGTCAACGCAAACGCCACGATAGAGCAAACCCCTGCCAGTGTGAGCAACGCGCCGCCCGCGATCCCGGCTATTGCCGCAACGCGCAACACCATGGGCAACAGTTCCTTGGTTTTGTCAATGATTTCCGTTATCTTCCCCGCCACCTTTTTTGCGGCGCCCATCCATCGCATTAGCATCGGTTCAAGTTTTTCGCCAATCGCCAGGGCAACGCCTTCAGCCGCCGAAAGCAACATGCGGAAGCTACCGCCAAGTTTGCTGTCCATCAGCGCGGCCACCTTCGCCGCCAGCCCGTGAATGTCCTTGAGCGCCGCGCGCATGGTGGCAAAGTTCGCGCCGTTCGCCAGCTTCAACGCGGCCGCTTGCCCCCGGCCGAATAGTTCCTCGAAAATGCTCAGGCGTTTTGCGGAGCCCATGCCGTCTACAGCTTCGCCCAGGTCAGCCAGAATATCGGCCACCTTGCGCAAGTTCCCTTCGGCGTCTACAGCGTCCACGCCAACACCCTTTAGCACTTTATGTACCTGTGAGCGCGAAAGGTTTTTGAACGCCCTGGCTAACGCCGTACCGGCCATGGTGCCCTTGATGCCGTTGTTTGCCATGACACCTAAAGCCGCCGCCGTATCTTCAAGCGTTTCGTTGGCTTCCATTGCCAGCGGGGCAACGTATTTCATGGCCTCGCCAATGTCGGTTAGCGTTTGCGCTGATTTGTTAGCGGTGGCCGTCAGCACATCGGATACGCGCCCGGTTTCAGTTGCGGCCAGATTGAACCCGCGCAACGTGGCCGCTGCAATTCCGGCCGCTTCGCCCAGGTCAGTTGCGGTAGCGCGCGCCAGGTTCATTACCGGCGCGATCATGGCTAATATCTGTGCCGTGTTGAATCCCGCGCGGCCTAACTCAGTCATGGCCTGTGCGGTTTGCGTAGCAGTGTAAGACGTTGTCCGGCCCAACTCTTTTGCTCTGTCTTTCAATCGCTCGAATTCGTCAGCCGTTGCCCCGGTCACGGCCCGCACGATTAGCATTTGATCGGAGAAAGAGGAAAATAATTTCGTTGCAAGCAGCAGCGGCACCGCTAACATGCCGGAGAATTTCAACAGTGACATACCAACGCGGGACACTGACCGGCTAAAGGATTTCAGCTTCGCGCGTGCGCCACGCAAGCCCGCCTGTAGCGCCGTACCGTCAGCGTAAATCTTCACCATCGCCGCGCCAGCTTGAACGCCTACCATGTCGCTATTCTCCTATGCCGATGATCTAACACTGTTGCGCCACATGCCCTGCAATTTTGGCAGTTCCTTGCGCAATGCCGTCCCCATGAATGGCCGCGGCGCAATCACTGCCGCCCCCCCATTTTTCATTTTTGCTACGCCGCCATGCTCGAGTACGCCCGGCACGTCACGCCCGCCGTGCAACTTCGCCGGCCCAACCATGACCGATCTTTCGGCGCGCGAGTACCAGAACAGGATTGAGCCCTTCAGCCTGCCGGTCATGTTTCGCGGTGGTTCGCCGGGCCTGGAAGATGCAAAAGGCCGGTCAGATATTGAAAGGCGCGTGCCGCCCTTGCGGCCCTGTGACATAAAACGCCCATGCTCGTCTCGGGTAGGCTCGTACTTCGCGCGCATTGCATCGGGCATTTCGTTCAAGCGCATTCGGCGCGGCTTGCGAATTGAACGGCGTGCGGCTTGTCGAACGTATGCGCCGAATTTACTCAAGACACGGCGGGAAGCTTTATCAACAGCGTCAGTCACCACCTTTTTATTGAAAAACCATTTGCATTGCATGAACGCTTTGCCGCCACTGCGGCCACCGCCAATGCTTAGATTTTTCATCAATCCCATAACTGCTATTCCTTGGAGTTTGGGTTCACCGGCAACGCATACCAGCCTTCGGGCAGGTCCATCACGCCCGCCGCCGCCTTGCCGTCAGCGTCAACCGACCAAATCTTGACGCGCTTCACCGTCTCGCGTAAGCGCACGGGTTCGCCGTGCGGCACATATACGGTGCGAATACAGCCGGCCCCGCACGCCAACAGCACAACGCAAACCACAGGCAACGCTACGTCAGCCCACCTATCCCGCACGGTACGCGACAGGCGGGCGCGCAACCCCGCCTGCCGTGCCGCCGTCTCTTGCGTTGCGCGCATGTTGGCCAGCGCAGGTAGCAGTACCTTCAGCACCGCCGCCAGTATTCCCGCCAATGCCGCCCAGGTCATTTATGTGGCCTTGCCAAAAAAGTCTGCTTTTTCGGGATCAGCCTTTACCCTGTCCAACGCGCCTACGGTGTCCAGATCGTTGTGAACGATTTGGATGCCTTCGCGCATGTTCGTAGCTTCGGCGTTGGTAGAGCGCCGGCCGTTGATATGTTCAAACGTGTTCAGCACGTATTTCAGCGCGGCGTCAAGCCGGCGTATCCCCGCCGAGTTGGTATCATCGGGGATGTTCTTTTCGGCCAGCCGCACGGCTGAAATGATCGTGCCTTCGTACGCTTCCCAAAGCGGCCGCTTGGCATACAGTTTGTTCAGCGCCCACAGCACGAGTGCCGCCACGGTGGTAATGCCAAACGGCGTGTTGACTGCCGCCCATATTGCCGCAATGATTGCCTGTGCGTTCATAACTACTGCCCTTTCTTGTCAACAAAAACCTTTTTCAACATCCTTATGTTCGCGGCCGTAATCGGTATGCCCGATTGTTGCCGTTGCCGGAACGGATGGAATGTCTCGATGCCGAATGCGCGCTTTTTCGGGTCACGGTTTACGTTTGCAATCAACGCCATGAGTGACGCGGTGTGATCCCATTCCTCGCTCGAACGCGCCTTAGCCATAAGCGCTAATTCGCGCAACGTCAGCGGCCCAGGATCAACGCCAACTATTCCGGCGCATCGGTAGATGAATTCCCAAACGCTTTGTCGAGTGATTGATTTACCATCTTCACCACCCGCGCCTTCAGCGCCGGATCGTCCAGCCGCGCGCCCGCCAGATCGATTGCCGTTTTCTCTAACTCCCGGTCTGTCCTGATCACTTTTGCGAACAGGGCGCGCCGGGCTTTCGGGAAAAAATCCACAAGCCCATCCAACAGCGCGCCTGTGGCAGCTTCCAAGGCATCACCGGACATCCCGCCGCCAAACTCCACATCGGAAACGTGCAGCGCGTCAGCCTGTGGCTTGCAAATGGCGAAAATCACATCGCAGAGCAACACCGGATCGGATGATAGTTGCCCAAGAATTTTGCCGCCATCGGCAATGGCGCTTGCCAAGTCAACTTCGCAAATCGTCCGCACGCGTTTCAGCGCATTGACATCAATGCCAACCGCCCATACCCTATTCGCGTTGTCAGTAAACGTAGGCACTTTGTATGCCCTCCTTTCCGTTACGTGCTTCCCGCGCTACTACATTTGTTGTGTGTTAGGTAGCAGCGTTATCAACATACGACGGCGCGGTATCGGAATGCGTCGGCTTGGCAACCACAGTGACGGTTTGCGGGCCTTCAAGCGGTTCGGATCGGCTGAAATCGAGAATCTCGCAATCAGCCTGCAGCCCTTCGGCGGCGGCTATCGCGCCATCCATAACCGCAAGCGCGATGGTGGTATCGTCAAGATACGCCGTCTGAATGGCGTCAAAACCGGCATCGTCAGTATCGGCCAGAAGCTCAAACTCGATGGACACGTCACGCAACCCGCCCTTGGTGTTTTTGTAGCCGCCCGATCCGCGTGTGGTAACATCCCCTTCGGCCTTGGGCATGTTCAACGTGGCATCCCGAACAAGCGTTAGCTCAGTCCAGGTGCCACCACCCGACAGCCCGCCCACTTTGTAGTACAGCTTTGCCGCATAGCCATTTTTCACGTCCATGAAAACGCCTCCTTATCTGCGTACCTTGTAAGACAGAGTCAAGACACTGGTAAATTGATGCTGTTCAAGAATGTGATCCGGCGCGTAAACAGGTTCATTCTCAGCGCCAACCCACCGGATATCGTTAGCCGCGCCAAGCGTACGGCGCGCCATGTAATCGTCAATCTCTTGCACAAGCACAAGCAAGGCATCAACGGATGCCACTTCACTTGAAACTTGAATGCGTTTCTGAATCGCCACGTCAACGGCCACGGTGTACTCGTCTGAGTTGCGATCAGCCATCACGCGCGATACGTCACGCGGCACAACGGTTACATGCAGCGTGTTCATATCGGATAGCTCAAACTGTGGAACGGCTACCCGCGCGGCTGTGAAATCAGTCGAAAAGGTGCCGGCGTTCAATGCGTCTTTTACGGCTGCAGCCACAGTAATTGCTACGTGCATCGTTACCTGCCTCCACGCCTAAAACACCTTCAGGTAAAGCCATTCCAGCGCCCGCAGCCCAACCGCGCCAATCACTACCCACAGCCAACGCATGGCGCGTTCCACGCGATCCAGACGCGTATTGATGCCAAGCCTGCCATTACCACGAATCGCTACATCCAATCGGCCAAGTTGCTTGCGGATTACCGCAAACTCTTTGCTACAGATCGTGTCGTACCGATCTTCAGGTTCAATCATTGAATTCGCCTACGTTTTTTGTGTGAATGCGATACGCAATACGGTAATCGTCAGCGTATCGGAATGCCGGTTCGCCGCCCGGCGCCATGACCTCATAAACCATCACAACGCCGTTGAGCGTATCGCGGATTGTGTCACCGGCTTGAGGTTCACCAAACGCGGCCAGTTCGGATACGCTAACCAGAAAGTCACGGCTTTCGATGTGTTGCACTGTGCCGTATGTGTTTTCGATTCGGAAAACCGTCTTACCCACGGCACAGGTAATTGACTCCGTTACACCGGCCCGGACATATACAACTGTCCGGGCACGATGCAACTGGTTTTGCGCATTCAGCCAGGTTGCGCCCGTTGACAGTAAATCGCTCATTACTGATTCAGGGCCACCCGTACGGTGCTGTCGGCAATCGCAGCCGCTTCAATGGCCTTGCCGAGCAGCTTGTACGTGGCTTCGTTGGCGGCGTCAGTTTCCTCGCCCGCCGTGTCGGTAGCGGATCCGTCCTCGTCAACCGCAAGCTCGTTTTCCGAATCCCAATACACGTTTGCGCCCGCCGCAATTGCGGTATGCGCGCCGGTGGCTTTCGGGAAATCGAAAACGCCCCTGATCGCCAGTGAGCCAAGCTCTCCGGCGTCAATTGCGCGATTGGCAACGCCTACCAAATCGCCTTGAACCACCACATCGCCCGCCGACGTATCCGCAATCGGCGTGTAGTCGATGTTCACGCCATCATGGACAAATTCCGCGCCCATCTGAACCTCCTGTTTTGTCTCGAAAAAAGTTTATGCGTCAACCGCTACGCAACAAATCGGCAGCGCTTACGCGCCGGCCGATTTGTTCGCGCCGCGATAATCCTGCTCCTTCACGCCGGCATCGATGTAGCCACGGAAGCCCAGGCCAAGAACGTTGGCCGGAGTTGCAACGCGCTCGATGGTGGGCGTCTTGACGCCGTTCAGGAAAACGATCTCAAACGCCGGAATCACCTTCGGGTCACCAAACAGATACCACGCGGTAGCGCTGTATCCGGTGTAGTAATCGTCTGACAACTGCGGCGCGGCCACAACTTCATACTTGTTGCGGTGCGGATTGAGCGTGCCAGCGGTGGCATCGGTGGAGCCCACAGCCTGGAGATTGGCGGAACCGATCAGGATTTCAGCATCGGTTTCCAACTCAACCGGAACCAGCAAGAGCTTCGGCGCAACGTTTACGCGCCGCTGATTCTTTTCCTTGGTCCCCGGACCAACCTTGATCGAACGGAACGCCGCGCGCGCGGTTGTGAGCGCTTCGGAATCGAACGCCGAAGCTGCGCCGGTCTGCAGGTTGGCATGGGCGGAGCTGAAGAAACTGCTCGGGTTAGAAAGCAACAGCGTGAAGAACAGATCGTCAATGACAGCCGCGCCACTGCGGCCCATCTCGCGCGGAATCTCAAGAAACGCATTGAGATCGTCGTTGACAACGTCCTGACGCGTGAGCGTCAGAATCTGCCCGTACGTGTTGGCCTGGTTGGTGAACGACTGTTCGCCAAGCGCGGCGCTTTTCAGTTCGCCAGCCGGGCCGACCTGAGAAAAGCCACCGGTGCCAAGCAAGCGGTACCGCGTAACTTCCTTGAAGTCGCTTACGCTGGCAACCTTGCACAGCTTCAGCGCCAGTGTGCCAAGCTGTTCGTATGAGGCAATCATCGTGCGCTGCAAAACCGACTCGATGATGCCGGGCAAACTGACGGTTGCAAAACCGGCCCGGATGGTGTCGCGGCCATCGCCAAAGACGGGCGGCACGGCCGCGCCTTCCATGCGTGCGCAAGCGGCTGTCAGCTCGCGCAAGCCAATATTGCGCATCGGGCGCGCGGCTTCCATGGTTTCGTTGCCAAACTCGGTGGCGAGATCATCTTCAGCCAGATCGCTTGCGGCCATGCAAACGGCGGCTTCAAGCACGCGCTGATTCACCGGGGTACTGCCGGCATGGATCGCCGGGGCATCCGGCCTGGCGGCGCGCAAAACAGCCAGTTCGGCCTTTTCCGCCGTCCAGCCGTCTTTGATCGCCTGCGCCTCGATCACCGCGTGCTGGCCACCACACGCCGTGCGAATCGCGGAAATGCGCGTTGATTCGTCAGCGGCCTTCGCGCGCATGTCGGCTACCGGATCGGCGGTAACATCGTCTGTAACCGCAGCCGCCACACCCGCAACAACAGGCGTTGCGCCGGCGCCACCGTCATCAGCAGCCGCTTTCGCGGCCATCTCGGTGTCATACCTGGCCTGCAGGCTTTCGGTCTGCTTATCGTCAAGCGCCGACGCCTCAAAGCCAAGCCCAATCAACCATTGCTCAAAAGTCATACAATTACCCTCCTGTAATGTTGCCCGTAGCACCCGTGCCGATGTACTATCATCGGCCCCCAATGCAACGAA